TTTGTAAGTGGAACAGCGTTGCCAGGTTGAGGTGGTATCGTTGCTTTATTTGCTAATAATTCTAATAATGATTTTCCCATTCGTTATTCCTTATTTATTTCTACGTTCACTTATTGCTAAATTGGTACTTACTTTCTTACCATCTATAAATACTGCTACTTTACCACTATTCAAATCTGTTCTTAATCCTACAATTTCTTCTAATAATTTATCAGATGAACTCTCATTTTTACCGCCACCTAATGCCAATGCTGTTCCACCTACTATTGCACCAACTGCCGTTACTGCTGCTAATATTGGAAGTGCTAATGTTCCTGCGGTTGCCATTGCTGCTAATCCACCCGCTACCATATAAAGTGATGCACCAAATGCTAACATATTTAAAGCGGCTGTTGAACCTAAACTAGAAAATGCAGTTACTAATGTTGCCATTCCTGTTGCTGCTAAATTAATACCTACTCCTACTAATGCAATTGCTGCACCAAATCCTAGCATTGCTCCTACTAATGGCCAAATGACAGCTTGAAATGGCATTAATGCTGATGCTAAGAATGTAATTGTATATGCCATCCCTACTAATGATGCTACAAATAAACCTAATGATTGTGCTATCTTATCTGATGGTATTTCTGCAAAGTTTTTAAATGCTTTTGATAATATAAATATTGCAGCTGCAAATGCTATAAGAACAACTGCCAATGCTGCGATTTGTCCTGCACTACCAAACCTACTTAACATAGATTGTTTAGCTCCGGCTGGTGATGTTGGTGATGTTGGTGCTATTGGTTGTGGTTGTGGTTGTAATCCTCTTGCTCTATTTTTATTAGCAAATCTAGCACCTTTTGGCTGTTTTGCTATTGCTGCACTATTAGCAATCGCTGTTACTCCAGGTGCTAGTGCATTAGCTGCTGTATTTTTTGCTATTGCTGCAGTTTTTAATTTTTCGTTTGCAGTTATTGCTCTTTGTATACCCAGTGCTGCTCCCAGTTTTATAACCATATATTTAAGACCTTTACCAATGATACCGGTATTAAATCCCATTAAATGAAACGAATGTAATAAATGTCCCCCAGAAATAACTAGTCCACCCATTGCACCTAATGTTTTTCCTGTTAATGTATCACCAAGTGTATGTGCTAATGTTGAAATTCTTGCGTATTGTTGTTCACCCACTCCACGTTTACCATTTAATGTTTCTTCATGTGCTGCCATTTTTTGTAATTCTGAAACTTGTACTCCCAATGCTTTTGCTACCGCTTGTCTTTGGTAATAATCCATTTCATTGAATTTTTCTATACCGCCCGCTGCATGCAATGCTTCTTTCATACCTTCATCTATCTTACCATTATACATCAATTCTCTTGCCTTAGATAAATTTAAATTTTTTCCTAATAAAACGCTAGCTTCCATTTCATCACTTACTGATGTTTGATAATCTAATAAATGGTCTGCCATTTTTTCTGCAATTCCTAATCCTACTCCTAATTTACCGGCTGATATTGCTGCATCTGCTATATTTTTACCACCATCTTTTGTAAACTTAGCCATAAATTCACTATTTTCCGCAATATCTTTCATTGCTTCGGTTGGTATTATTCCATTTGCATATGCTAATGCTTCTACATATTTAAGTGTATTCATCCCGGTTTCCCAACTTTTACCTTGTAATTCACCAAATGCGGTTGATAAGAATGCTGCTTGCTCACCACTTAGTTTAAAATTATAAGCTATTAGTGCTACATCGGTTGCCATACCATTTGAAATATGATTTGCATCTCCTAATTCTTTTCCTAATTCCTTTACTGCTTCTGCACTTTCTTCACCTAATATACTTGCAATTAACATTTGAGATTTAAAACCAGTTGCTTGCGTCAAACTATATCCCATTTCTCTACCAATCTCATGGAACTTTTCTGCTATCATACCAGCACCAATTAACATCATACCAAATGCATTTCTTCCAGAACTAAAAAATATTTCTGCAGTAGTAGTTATTTTCTTAAATGTTTTATTTATTTTATGTAAATCTTCATTTAATTCTTCATATAACTCTTTAGTTTCTTTAGACATATTAGCAAATTTATTAGCTTCTGTCCAAGATTCTTGTAAAGTTTTTCTTTGAGATAATAATGTAGTAAGTAATTTTCGTTCTTCTGGTGTTCTATTTACTACACCTGTTAATAATTGAGTAATTTGACCATTTAAATTGGCCATAATACTTTCATATTCATTTGATTTTTCTTTTAATGCAACAATATCTTCTTTATTCAATTGAGCAACTTCTGATGTTAATGTAAGTAAAGATGCTACATTTTCTCCTGCTCCTTTAAAAAATTCTTTTGATTCTTTTGCTTTTTCAGGAATACTTTTTATCCCCTTTGAAAAATCTATACCTGCTGATGCTGCTTTTGTAAGAGTGTGTTTTAAATGCTCTTGTAATTCAGACATACTGCCAATACTATCTCCGGCAGTTCTATAATTTGCAATTTGATTTTTGATTTCATCATTTTGTTCTTTGATTAAATCAACAATCTGCTTTAATTCTTTTTTCTTTTTATATAAGTCTTGCCAAATCTCTCCTTCAACTTTTTTATTTTGAGACAAAGCAGTATTTATTTGGCTCTGTATTTTTAATACAGCTGTTAATGCAGTTAATCTTGCTTGTTCTATATTAACATTTGCACTACTTGAATTATTTGAATTTGCAGTTGATTTTGCCATTAAATATTATGATACTTTTTTAAGTATTTATCTAACTCACTCCAATCATTTTCTAATTTTTTCATAGCTTTAGCTGCTTCAGGATGAACACCTGCTTTCTCTGCTGCTTTAATATATCTATCTGATACACCTTTTTGTAATGATTTAAAAAAATTATCTACAATTGAAGTTAATAATCCTTCTGAAATTTGTTCTTTATTGTCCATATTATGCATGATTTTATATAAATATCATATAAACTAAAAAGTTAGGAGTTTTATCTTCTCCTAACTTTACTATTTGATTTTTGTATTTGTTCGTTTTCTTTCTTTTTTATATCTACTAATTGAGTAACATATAATCTTCGTATATGTAATGGTAAATTATACACATCGGAGAACGTAAAGCCTCCACCACCTTGAAATACCAAGAAAAATAATTCTTCGTATAATTGTTTTGTGTAATTAATTGGAAGGGTAAAAAAAGCTAATCCCAAAAGGAATATCAAGTGCCTCCGTGTCACCGGTTACTTCTGATACGAAATCAAAAGTCATATTCATGTCAGGAGAAATTTCTTTAAAGAAGTTTCTCAATGCTTTTGTATCACCTGCTAACATATTTGGTACAAACTTATTAATAAATCCTCTATCACTATTACCATCTATATCTAAAATCATATATTTGAATCTAGTTGTAACATCTGTACCCACACTCTTACCTTTTGTTAATCTTTCCATTGCTTGAATTTCTTGATTAATATCTTTCTCATCTTTGTGTGTAAGTAATTTAACTATCAACTTCTTTTTGGAAACAGGTAGGGTTAATTCATATCTATTTTGTGCATTTAAAATATCTAAATTAATATCTTTAGTTTGTAACTTAGATAAATCAATTGTTACTTTTTGCTTCTCCCCACTAAAAGGGTCTGTAACCTCAATATCGTATTCTGCACCATAACCTAACATTCTAGTTGCTAAGTAAACTGCGTTGATATCTCCTATCACTAAATCATCTACATTAACACCTGGTTGAACTACTACTGATTCTAATAATTTTTGTAAAACGATACCTTTGTTAATTAAGTTTCTATCCGCTAAGATATCTTCTTCTCTAGCCGTCATATACTTAATTTCTAATGTACCTTTACTTAATGGATTTGATTCTGCATATACTTTACCTTCTGATGGTAATGATATAACTTGTGTTGGGAACTCAAATCCTGCTGCTGTTTGTTGTGTTGGTTGAGGTTGTGTTTGTGTTTGAATTGTTGCACCACCTCTTTGTATATCTACATTTTCTTCCATAATAACTTTTTGTTTGTTTTATATAACTATTTGTTTTTTAAATTTTTAATCTTGACCACCTAAATCATGTGTATCTTCCCACTCTTTTACCGATTTTGCTTTTCTTTTTTTAAATTTATTTTGTTTAATTGGTTTTAATGAATTATCATCTTGTGTAGAAAATTGTTGATTTGATGTTGTATAATGCCATGCAGAACCACTAGAATAACCATATGCAGTTGATGTTGATGGATTATATGAACCACTAAATGATGCTATGTTTGGATTAGCAATTGTAATAAATCCGGTACCAGGTGTTGTTGTTATTGTTGTTTCAAATCTATTATGGTCTGTTAATAACCCACCCAACGGGATTGTATTGTCATCCACTTCTGCTAACTTTTGTTTTAAGTTGTCCCATTGTTTTGGAGTAATGTTAAATTCATGTACTCCTTCCGTAAATCCTTTTAACCAAAGTGTAAATTCTTTCGATGTCATAACTATATATTTGTATATATAAATATAACGAAAATAAAAAAGGGAAACAAATAATGTCTCCCTTTTCTTTTATATTTTTCTTTAGATTAGAATTCTAAGATTGCGTAATCGTAAGTTAAAGTTAATGTAATCATAACTGGATCGTTTGAACTCCAATCCATATCACCAAACTCTGCCGAAGAAATAAAAGCACCAACAATTTTCCATTGTTCTACTTTATCACCAACAGGTCCTAACATATAGAAATCGATATTCTTTTTATAGAAATCGGCGTACCCGTCTCTACCAGTGATAGATTCGTGTCCTGTTCTAATCCATTCCATTACTGATTGTGCACCACTTGGTACAATTGGGTCATATAGAGTGATAGTGATATCAGTCCAATTTGATTTACCTTTGATTTTTCTCTTTAAATTGATATGGTCTAATTCTACAACTTCACTTTCTAACTTAGGTCTGTTTGCTGTTTTAACCATGTATGATGGAATACCATCTATTTCCATGATGAAACGATTCGCTAACTTTGGTTCAAAGTTGGTATAAAATATCTTATCAAATGATAATACGTCAGCCATTGTTTATTCTCCTTTACTTATTATAAGTATATCTTTTTTTAATTTATGCGTTAAAAGTTGCCCCAGTTGGTAAAACATTGAAATCAATTTGAATGAATTCTGCAGTTTTAGTTGGTTGTAAGAATATTGCACCTTTTAAGATGTTTCTATCGATTACGTCTGGAGTGTTGTTACTTTCGTCCATTACAACTTTGAATGCGTATAAACCTTGTCTTTGTTGAATGTTCTCTAAATAAGGGTTAACTGTATTTAAAAATTTAGTTCTTGTATCTGTTGTGTTTTGTTCAAATATTAAGTATCTACTAGTTGAAGCAATATACTTCTTAACTGTGATAAGTAATCTTCTAACATTGATTCTATCTAATGCTGATGGTCTAGCTTGTAAGGTTTTTTGTCCGAATGCTACAATACCTTGTCCAGGGAACTGAGCGATTGGATTTACTTTTCCTTCATATAAAGTATCTCTATCAGAATGAGTTAATCTATCTAATACTGCTATAGCTCCAGTGATACCACCTCTATTCAAACCTGCAGGTGCAAACCACTCAGCTGATGTAGCATCGTTAGCCGCGTAAACTCTAGGTAATAAAACTGATGGTGGAACTGCAATTAATTTGTTTGTGTTTGTATCAATTGTTTTAACCCAAGGATAGTAAACTGCTGCGTAATTAGTATCTAAACTTTCCGCTACACCTACTACTGTTCCAATACTTGCGGCTTGTCCTGCTGCATCCATAATATAGAATGTATCAGCTCTATTCTCACATATATCCATTGCGTATTGAGTTACATTACTATGGTCGTTATGATTAACACCAGGTAATACTAATAAATTAATATCAAACTCATCTACATTTGATAATGCATCTAAACATTTTTTATATGCTACCGAACCACTTGCTGCTGAAGTTGATAAATTAAATCCTTGAACATTTGCAGAAGTAATATCTACACCTTTGTTAGAAGAAATTGTTGGATTTAAACCATCAAAACCACCTTGAAAAGCTACATTAAATATTCTACTTGTTATAACTGCCGCAGTTGCACCACTTGTTAATGGTAAAGATGCGGTTGTATCTAATCCAAATATTGTATTTGAATTACTACCTTGTGTTGGAATTGGTTTTAAATAAATTGTATTATCACCATTTCCTTCTAAATCAATACCAGCATATACATTAGTTGAACCAGTTGCAAAAGTTACAATAGGTAAATTAGCTAATTCAGCAGATGAACCA